CGTTCTGTGATCATCCCACGTGTTAACAGGAACAATAAGTGGGAATGTAACAGGCTGTGGACCCATACCTGGATTCATTGTCATTGCAGACAAATCCAGCAAATCTCCTTCTGGACCCTGCATCAAAAGACCCTGCTGCATCTTTTGCTGTGCCTCAGGAGTTTGCAAGTACAGACTCATTTGTTCTTGCCTACTTTGTTCAAGTAGGTCAGCAGTAACTTGAGCCATTTTCAAGTTTTCGCGTTGAGCCTGTCGTACATCTACCTGAATTTGTTCGTAAATCTTGTTAATTCCGCCAATTTCCATGACTTCTAGACCCTTATTAGGGTCAATGAAGCCTAGTTTCATCAAGTCCATGATAAAACTTTGTTTAGCTGCTCTGGAAGTCGGGAGTGCTGAACCTGCTTCCACTCTAATGTCAGTGTTATCTCGAAGGTCAGAACCTTCAAACGCAAGAACGTCGAAAGAACCATCTTCTCCGGTAACTTTGATCTTACGGGGCGTATCCCAATATTGCTTGACATAGGATAGCGTTTGGTAAGCAATTTTCTCTACGCCTTCCTCAAGCGAATCGAAAGTGTAACTCAGTTTAGATTCATCCTGCTCTTGCAGGTAAGAAATTGCTGTAGCCGCAGTTACACCTGGAGGAACCTGGCCGCGAGAAACTTCATGCTGACCGGAGATTTCGTTCATGTCAGCCCTAATACGATCTTGCTCTTCAAGAACGTAAGAAGGCAAGCCTTGTAGTGGAATAGGTTGAGGCGGATTAAAGCCGGGGCGGTAGAGAATAACTTGACCTGGCTCAGAAGTGATCTTGTTAGGGTCTACCGCCCCCATCTCTGCCGCAAGTTGCGGCTTTGCCATACGGTTTTTAGATTCAATGATTTGCCCTCTAGTCCTATTGTACTCTCTTTGTAGTGAGATTAGATCTACTATCGTGGAATCTCCGTAGAACTTACCAGTTTCAATATGCCTTAGGTGCGCAAAGGGATATTGATTGTGATAATACGGCCAACCTTCGTAGAAATCTAAAAGTTGGTCACCTGCTACGGAAAACATTCCCCCCTGTGGCAATAGTTTTAGTTGACCTGGACGAACCCACATCTCTAGAACAAGCGTACTTTCATTCTTACTATGGTTCGTTTGTTCTACTCCCATTACAGCAATAAAGGATTCCTCCAGCATGTCACCTTTTGCCTTGGAACCCTTTATATCTTTACCATACGCCATGCTGAGTTGCTCTGTATCCCGGTTAGCAGCATGGATGATAAATGGCTGATCTTCAATTTCAACTTCTTTTAGATCTGGAACAAATAGATGGAAAGGTGTTAGGTTTTCGTAACATATATCTCCCATTATATTACTGAAATAATCTGGTTTATTGTCATCCCACCAGGACTTAATGAAACCGTTGCCTGTAATACAGGTCCAGAAAACGGCCCGCCGAAGAGTGCGATGAACTTTCTTCTCTCTAAATAGAGAGTCCCAGATTTGCTCTCCTGCATTTGCAGCATACATGTCTCGATCATCAGAACTAGAAGGCACAATAAATGCATTCGGCTTCTGTGCAGTCAACTTACTCATTTCTGTCCTCATAAGGGGACGAATAAGATTGACTACAGGGCGAGACCTGTAATATGGAGCAGGAGGCGTGAACATCCTAAACTGGCGCATTGATCCAGGCGCGTCTTGAGATTGGATGTTTTGCTTACCAAAGTAGAAGGCAAGATTAGTGTACCACTGACGTTCTGCTCTCCAGCGGTTACTTTTCGATCTTTCGAATTGCTCGTTGGCGTAAGCAATGAGACGTTCAGTGTCTCTCTTACTTAGGTCCGGGCGGTCTGATACCAAATTCAGAGAGGGTGTCCCTGAACTCGGTGTCGTCGGCATCTCCGTCATCGAAAATCGGTTGTCCTAATCCGTGAGCCTGTCCTAAAACAGCCAATTCATCAAAATCAGTTTTAGGTGTAAGATCGGGAACTTCAAATGATTGGACCTGGGTTGAAAGAGCAGCAAACGTTTTAAAGTCTGGACTCATCAACCTATTTAAAAGGTCCTGATTCTGCTGCCTCAAAGTCTGGTTTTCCTGCCTCATCAACTTTGAAAAGTTCCACGTCAGAATCACCAGAGCGGCGGTCATCAGGAATAGACATATTGAAAGAAACAAAAGTATCTGTGAGCGATCTGACACGTTCTTCACTTTCAATAAGATCAGACCTGAGCCTATCATTTTCTAGGATAGCCTCGTCCCTCTCATAAGGAGGAATATAGCTAACCGTCCGTGCAATTTCTTCTGCGCAACTCACGCAGATATACATTGCACCTTCGTAGTCAATTGAAACTCCGAAGTCAACAAATTGTTTTGTACCATCGGCCTTACCCTCACATGCTAAACACTTGTGTGGGAGTAAGGTCGAAGTTACAATTTGAAACTTCGCTTGATCAGGATTGGTCACGGAGAAGAACTACTTCCTGAAGAAGAAGACGTAGTTTCAGTCGGAGGCTTTTCAACAGGCTTAGGCTCGGGAACAACGTCCTTACCATTCGAAGGAGGAAGACCCTTTTGAAGTTCTTCAACCTGAGCAAGTCCTACATCATATGCAGCCTGCTCGAAAGCTACAGAGGCAGGAACTTCACTCTGTCCTTCGCGCCACTTATCAAACTGATCGCGCTGGAAAGCTTCTACTTCGGCAATCGTCGGTCCCGAACGACTACGATCTACCGCGTGTGCATTGTAGTAAGAAGGGTTCACCATAGGCTTTTCAGGCTCGACTCCTTCTTCTGCGAATGCATTCGGCCCGGAACTCTGGTTCAGTTCTTCAGCCTTTGTTTCATCTGCCATTACCATTCTCCTACAAATTCGTCTGTAACAAAGACGGGTTCAGGATGTTTATTAAACTCGGGGTCAATGTTATTATATTGCCCCACGCGCACACTCGGCGCCCCTAGGAGGTTTGGCAACACCGTAGCAGCCGGGGGAGCCTCCTGGGGGTTCAACTCCGGCATAAACGAGAAGAAGTAACGTGAAGAATCGATTGCGTGATCATCTTTCTTCTGTGGCTTTTCTTGTGCGTTATTCTTCTCACGAAGTTTACTAGTTGCAAATAGTGCGCGTCTATACTTTCTCATTTCTTTCTGTAGATTCACACAATTCTCTGTAATAAACCACTTGCGCAATCGCAAGTAGTTGTTCATCTTATCAAGACCAGCTTCAACGTCCCGTTTGGCTCCTGTTGCAAAATTAATCCCGTGGTTGGCATATTCGATTTGAATAGAGAGTCCAGTGACTTGCTGCCGCTGTTTGATAGCAGGATCGGCAATCCTGAGGAATGGGATGATTTCATAATTTTCTCTATAGTATCGTTCACGTTCCAATAAGAATTTAGCGTGCTGCTCGACGGTCCACTCTCTCCTGTAATGTTCGTCATAAGTTACAACAACACCAGCTTTCTTATTAACAGCGTGCCATAAAACAGCAGTAGGATTGTTATATCCGGCGTCAAGACTGTAGTAGTGCTCCCAGTCCACTCTATCAGGGACTCCTTGCTTAATGACATGAATGTTAGGGTCATAATGCTTAAAAACAAGCCCGCTGATAGCGATGTAGCGACCGCGTCCACGAATTAACCTTTCATCCTCACTATAACCTTCAAGTGCTGCTTCTTTACCATCTGCATTTAGAAATGGATTATCTTCAATGTCTACTTCTACAACTGTAATCAAATTTGTGTGACGCTTTTCATAAATTTCATCGAAGGTCCATGTGATACCTTCGACTGGAGTCATTGTCATCCACCAGCGACCATTGTAATCCACAAGACGGGCCTTGCACTCTTTGAATATATCAAAGGGAGGCTCTTCATCAAAATGAATCCAATGTCGCGGGACACCCGCAAATTTCTCAACGGCCTGTTCATGAGACATAATTTCAATCTCTGAGTCATTCCGTAGCTTTAATACGTTCAGCCGACCATTATATGAATCTTCCCACGAACCATTAACAAGTTCCGATGGAGGAATCCATTGTTTCAGCTGCGGAATGATAATTTCACTAGCACCGTTTTTGAAGTCAACAGTTACAATGCGACCAAAAATTGGTGGTGGAGGAAGCTCGATATAAGGATGCTTTCCTAATGCCCACATAATGTCTTCATTGATACCGGCTACAGTCTTCCCGCTCCGGTTTCCACCAAGAAACAGTCTTCCGTTCGTTTGACTTGAATGAAAGATCTGTTGCTTCTCGTGTGGTTGATACTGCAAATGGTTCGGTTTTTGACTTCGCAAACCAGTTGCAAGAAACTCCAGCATACTGTCAAGAGACAATAGGAGCAACCTTCCTTATAATGAAGTGACTTGAAAGTCCAGATGAACCACCTAAAACGTTCAAGTTACCTCCAGAGTTCTGCTGCGCCGAAACTGCAAACCAGTCTCCTGCTGCTAATTCAAACTCTGTATAAGTAGTAATTGTAGCACCCACGCCCGTAACAGGAGTTGCATGTCGAGAATGAGAAATTACGCTTCCACCTTGGTTCCTAATGAAAATCTGTCTGTAGCCAGTCGCGTTTGCAGCAAAAGCAATTTGTGCGAACAACACATACAAACCGTCTTCAGGAACAGTCAATTTAGAAGGGGAACCAATGACCCACAAGTCTCCCACGTCATAATCTGATGCGTCCCAGTCAATTGTTTTTTCCACGCCGGTGGTGGTAGTAATGGCTACAGAGGTAGTCACCTTAGCGCGAATTGGATTAGTTAAGTTGTCTGGGAGGTCAACGTAACTGTGGACGTGGTTGCCTGGGGCTGCTTGAGTTGGTCCCTTACCTAAAGTATGATGTTGTGAAAGCGCGCCAGTGTCTACGTCACTATTAATGTGTGACGAATTAACTTCATGTGCTCCAGACTTTTCTGGATAGCGTTCTGTCACGTTAGGCTGCGTCGGTCTCGTACATTAAATTCATACCAATGCTGTCTCCATTTGCCCAAGTAAAAGGAAGAGTTGCATTAAGTACACCACTGTAACCTGTTGCTCCACCTGCACCGTATAAAATAAAGTTTGTTGAACCACCGCCACCTGAGCGCAACACAATAAGTGGGTAGTCCTTCAAACTTGGAGCAGCGTCTTGTATGTAAGCAGTTCCAAGTTGAGGATTATTGAAGTCCAATTTTTGAGGGAAAGGAAGTCCACCAAAAAGAGCACCAGCAGTTGCAGAGAAGGTACAGCCAGAGAATCCAATTGCAATGGTGCAAATAACAAGCTTCCCAAGCCTTATGTAATAACAATCTTGGGCAACGCCTGGGAAAGTAGTAACGTCTGTACAAGTAATAGTGAAAGCTGTCCAAGGTACGTTTGGAGCACCACCAATTGCACCTTCAAGTGCAGCCAATCTTGCTTCATGATCTACTAGAGTGTCTGTGTTGTTGTCTACTTCTGTGTCAAGAATGTCCCAGTTGTCATTTAAGTCAACGTCTTCGTCAACAAAGTCTGTACCGTCAGGCTTATAAAGCCCGAGGTTAGGAGTAATTATTCCCACTGTGTTTTCTCCTGACCCCTTTACTAGGGCACTCTCCTTACACTAAAGACAAGCACTGCTAGCAACACGATAATGACAATGTTGCAAAGCAAGAGAATTAAGTGATAGGTTTCCCCACTCACGAATCTAGACTCCTTACTGCTTGTACTTCTGAGGCAATTGCTGCAAGAACCTCTGGATCTTTTACGTGTTTCTGTACGGCTTCAATTAGAACTTGCATGGCACGCTTTACGTTTACTGCTTCTGGCGAGCTTGCTCGCCCCGTAATCTCATAATAGAACTTAATCGCGTTTAAGTTGCCTCTTTCAATTTGACGCCCTAGTTGCGTAGTTGCACTCGGCGCGAAGTTTGCGAACGCTCCTTCTGCCCGCCGAGACAATTCGTTTGTGAATTCTTTACTACTGTACCAACCCTGGAGTTCTTCTGGAGTAATACCAGCTTCTTCGAGCCGGTAATTGCTGTTCCTAACATCGCTAAAGTTGGTAATGATAGCAATCGCAGCTAATTGTCTGGCGTCTAGTCCGCTGGTTCCCGGCCTTGAGATACCGCGTCTATCTAGACACTGCAAATAGAACTTACTGTTGTGTAAAACGAGCAGTTCCTGCGAGTTAAAGCCAAACTGCTGGCGAAGTTCGCTATCCAAGGGATAAGAATTCTTAGAATGGTAATAGCTTTCTATCCATGGAATGATTTTATTTGTGAACTGTGGACCAATTGTT